TTTTCGAACTGTACTTGTAGTAGGTACAATGCCAGACCTAACACTTAAGAACATTTCAATTAAATTAAAATCAGGCACATTCTGTAATACTTGTTCTAATGTTAACATATTCCCAAACCTCCTATTCTTTTGTTAAGCCGATATCTTGCGGTGTTATTACTTCTGAGTATTGTGTGAGCTCTTTAGTGGTAAACCACTTGAGTGCACATTTGCCACAGAATAGTCTGCCATACATTGCTACAATGTATTTGTCTTTACTTAAATCATGCTTGCAGATAGCGCAGGGTTCTTTCAACAATTATTACCCCCTTTCCTAAGCACACTCATTATGCGAGCACGCTTATAGCAATCCTTGCAATCTCTACGATATCGGACTCTACCTTTGCTGTCTTTGCCATCCTTGTAGAATTGGTCTAGTGGCTTTGTTTCACCGCAAGTACTACATGTTCTGTGAGTCTTATCTACCTGTTCAAACATATCAGATAGTTTACCCATAATATAAACCCCCTCTGCTTAGGTATCCAATCGTATCACGATTGGAAGCTCTTAAGATACCCAGCGGATTTTTCCGCTGGGATTTTTTATTACTTTTATCTAACTATATTATAATATAAAGAAGAGAGGTTGTAAATAGGTTTTAGGAAAAACCATGGAGCGGCTGCATTGTTTTTACCTACCGATAATTACTTTAGTATATTTAGGGTTTATGTGAGGCTTATTATCTAGTGCCCAAATTTTATCAGTCCATTTTTCCGTAATTTTCTTCTCAGCTGCAGTTCTTATCATTTCAGTAGTTGCATCTATCATATCAGCATAGTGTACAATATATGCTTCTAAGCACATAGGTGTTACAGGAGACCCGTACTCTAACTTTCCGTGATGAGACAAAATAATATGGAGCAGTAGACTAACTTTTTCTCCTTCAGTACTAACATTCCAAAAGTCTAAATACTTAGCATAATCTATAATAAGGTTAGCACCTAAAATCAAGTGGTCAAACATCTTTCCTTCATCTGTCATCTCACATGAAATTATATCCAATTTATAGGCTAGTAGTTTACCTACATCATGTAGTAGTCCTCCTGCTGAAGCTAAGTCTACATTAGCTTCAGGTATTTGCAAAGCTATATTCTTTGCTATTTTAGCTACTGATAAGCTATGAATGAGCGTTCCAGCAGCGTAAGCATGATGTACAGAGGTAGCTCCAGGAGCAATGCGCCATTGAGTAGACATATCTTTTAATATTATAGTACATAAACTTCTTAGTGTTGCATCTGATATATCTTGCGCTATATTATACGCTTCTGAAAATGCTTCGTCAATATCACTAGGAGACTGAGGCATAAAGTCAGTTATAGGAGTGTTCTCATCTTTTAGCATATCTTTGATATTTAGCTGTTTAGTACCCTGCCATTCTGTAATTATTGCCGTTAATGTTACTACTGAATTTTTCTCTGGAAAATATTTACCATCCCAATTCCAGAAGTTTCCTGTAATTTTTTCTTTACCGTCATATAATTCAAGAGCTAAAAAGGCTCGCTTGGCCTTAGTCTCCTTAACGTTAGCAGATAATACTGCTAGCGTTAAGGAATATTGCTGACCTACTTCTAATTCACTTATCATTGTCTTCTTCATCTATACCAATTCTCCTTTCAATAACTATTTCATTGTTTTTATCATGTAGCGGCATTTCAGCAGCACGCTCTGCTGTCTTTTCTACTAACTTTAATAAATCTGCATAAGGCGTAATCATTTGTTCACCATTATTAATTAAATTTTTTAATGGGATGGTTATTCCGTGTCTACTCGGTTTCCAGTCTTGCATTGATTTTCTTTTGTAATATTCTTGGATATGAACATAGCGTACTCCATGCCTAGTACCTGCGGCAACTACAAACTTAATACCTTTCGCTTTAAGCACTTCACCGATTATTTCATAGTTATCCCAAATTCGCCTTACTGTCTCTGTCGCTTTAATTAAAGATGCTTTAACAGTTATCATAGGCTATCCTCCTTATAAATATTAAATACATGTCCATCAAATACATTATATGAAGTGTAGTTAGTGTCGTTTGGTTTTTTGAATCCCATATTATCTGGTATTATTTTCTGGCCCCATGATGGATTACCTTTTTCCAAGCCTGCTGTTATAGGACATCTAAACGTGTCAAAATCTGACATTATCCATCGCAATACTGGGATATGCTCTAGCTCATCTTTGTGTGCCATTACAACTACTTCATCGTGTACAGGCAATAATAGTCTAGTTTTTAAATTATTGTATCTAATATACTTATACATATCAACTAGTTTATGTTTTAGGTAATCTGCGGCACATCCTTGAATAAGTGCATTAGGTGCCTTGTAGCTATCATCTACACTTAGTCTGCGCCGTCTGCCATAAAAATTGCGAACATAACCTCTTTCTTTAATTACTTGATGAACCGTAGCTATGAAGGTTTTTGCTTCAGGTAGTTGAGAAAAATAGTGTGTCTTAAGATTAGTTGCCTCAGTAACGGTACAATTCAGTAAAACACTTAGGTGTGTAGTTCCTACACCATATATTAATGCAAAGTTAATAGTTTTACCTTTACTGCGCATATCTGCATATTTCTGTAGAGATTTTATTTCTTTATCTAATTCTTCTATTTTTAAATTATATTGTCGCTTAGATTCTTCATCTTTTAGGTTTTCTTGTGCTTGCTTTAAAT